CATTGTCACTTGAGCATCATTTGCCATCTTATACTCCTATCAACCAAGCGCGATTGCTAATGCGGTAGCCGTGCCAGCCACCTCTGTGTTATCTGCTATGTTCAGAGAGGACGCAACCCCCGTAACAGCGGCTCCAGACCCAGCCCCGTCACAAAACACAATGTCGGTCGTTCCATTTGGTATCGACACTGTGGCTCCTGTTCCTTGTGTTATGGTAGCTGCCCTGCTACCAGTTAAAGAATTTTTAATAATAAAAAACTTAGTAGCGGTATTTGGTGCAATAGTCACGACATTTACGCCGCCCAAATCAGAACCGCTATCTTTAAGGTTGATAACCGCAAACATTCCAGTTTGAACATTACTTTGTCCTGATGTAGGACTAGCTGCCCTTATGGTGAGATCGGTTGTAAGATCTGAGGCGGTAAGGTCTGAAGCACCTAAAACTCTGTCAAATATATCAAAGTTAAAATTGGTAACATCACCCCAACTACCAGATAATTCACCTGTAGCTGGTTTTTCTATTCCCAAATTTGTACTAAAAGAACTCGCCATCCGTTACTCCTAAGCCGCTATCTCTTCCCAATTTGGAGTCTGTGACGGAGTAGTATCCGTCCAGGCAGTTGTCGTTACTGTGACCGCTGTCCAATTAGGAGTTTGGCTAGGAACGATAGCTGTATAGACTTGAACTATACCAACATTTCCTGTTCCTGCAACCCCTGTGAACGAATACAACGTGTTTTGGACATATCCAGTTCCTAGGTTAGCGGTTGCAGCCGTGCCTGTTAAGGATAATGTAGAAGCACCTGTTTGTGCAGTTGTCCCTAATGCACTAGTCCCAACATTGCCTGTAACAGTAGTTTTTGCGCCAGCCGCAACAGACTCATCACCGAAACTTACAGTGGCGGTAACACCAACACCAGCTACATTTGCCGAACAATTAGTTGTTTCATCACCTACAGCACTTGTACCAACTACACCTGTTGGTGATATTAAACCTGTGCCTGTAACTGTAACAGAATTAATTAGCCCAGAGGCAACGACCCCTGTAGCAATGCCTTCAATCCCACCAAACGCAATTACATTTCCAAGTGTACCTGTGGCAGATACACCCGTGACAGTAACAGGTACGGCTTGATTCCAAGCTCCTTGACCCCAAGTACCTCGACCCCAACCTGTTACATTTGACATAGTTAACTCACTATGCTATGCGAATAATAGCGTTACTAGCGTCTGCTGTTGGGAACTGAATAGTAAAAGTACCAGAAGTGGATGTTTTATTTGAACTAAAATCCAAAACTGCGACAGCTTTATTACTATTTGTACTATTATAGATCAAAGCTCCCATTGCCGTAATAGTTGCTGTAGTAAAACTAAGGTCAGCAAAATCAGTAAATGCTGTAGTTCCTGATGTTGCAGGAGCTACTTTTGTAAGTGTTCCACCACCTGTAGCATATGTCCCACTGGAAGCAACTTCACCTGTAGTTGTGAAAGCTGTTGTAGCAGCTCCTAATGTTGCTGTTGTGCTAGATTTACCACCACTACCCTCTGCATACAAAGCAAGTTTAAAAGCATTACCATTTGTTGCGAAATTGTGAGTACCTAACATTAACTCTTGTTTAAATGCGGTACACATTGCTTGTGCGATTGCCATTATATTCTCCCGATTGCCTTTGCTAACTCTTCTTGACCAGCGTCACGAACCATGGAACAGATAGTAGCACGTTCTTCTTTTCTCGCCAACTCAATATAATATTGAGCTAAATTTCTAACTTTTTCTTTAAAAGCCTCTGCCTGTAAACGTATGGGTTCAGGAGCTTCATCTGAAACATACATCAATTTGTTAGTAAGCATTTCTGCTATTTGATCGTTAGATAGCCCCCCTTTTTCTGAAGTCATTACACTAGCTGTGCCAACTGTGGCTACACTTAAATCAAACATTATCATGCCTCCCAAACAGGATAGGGTTATTTTCCACAGGTTCAGGTGGCTTAAATTCAGATTGTTTTACTATCATTAAACCACCGTCTTGTACTGTTTGAACAAGTGGGTCTTTTAATCTATGATAACCATAAAGTTTTTCATTATCAGGAACATTGGTATCTAATAAGCTAGACCTGTGGGCTACCTCTAATTTAATGCCTCGGCTCACTGCAATAGCACACCAAAATTCCACGCAAGCTCTACCAGATTCAGCCATACTTACATTTCTGTAAGTGTAGTCTAAACCGTATAAACAAATACAAGTGGCTTTTGTCCATATAGCGTAAGCAATAGCATACGCGACAGTATTATTAAAATAACAATACCCTAACTCTGTCGATACTTCTTTCAGTGGGAAAAGTTTTAACTCTTTAACTCTTTTATCTAATTCACAAGTATATATGGGTTTTTTGTTTTTCTTTAAAAATTTTCTAGCTATGCCAGTTTGTGTACCAGCATTTTCTGTATCTAAAAACCTAGATACAGGATCCATCATAAACGTCTTATCAACGTGTATGACGCCACCTATACAGTTAATACCCCATACTTCGTCAAATTCTTGTGAAGCTATTCTAGCAGAAATATAGTCAGCGTAACTGCCGCCTAACCCAACTATGGCTATCTTCATGTTCTTGCCCGACTTGGTAGTCCTGTCCTGTAAGCATCTGTATTTTCTCGAGCTTCTGCCAGATCTTTAATTCTGCCTAATGATTCTATAAACCTACCATTGTATAAATCCATCATGTCTTTTTCGCCTTTCATAAATGTATAGGCTTCAACAAGACTTCCGTACAACATAGTATTAGGTGCATTTTCACTGAGATAAGTAAGGGTTGTATCTGCACTTGTAGAAACAACTGTTCCAGTAGCTCCGCTTGTCGCTCCTGTTACCGTTTCTCCCACTGTAAAATCAGTGCTAGGTATAACAACGGTAAATACTGTAGAAGATGTTATAGAAGATATTGTGGTATTAGCACCACTTGTTCCTCCAGTTATTGTCTCTGATGCTTGAAACGTACCACTTACACTACTAACAGTCAATACAAATTGACTAGCTGTCAAACTGGTTGGTCTATAATAATAATGTAATTCAGAGCTGAAGTTTGCATTTGGGACAGGAGCTAATATAAAATTTTGATGGTCATACACAGCATAATATCTTGGTACACCTGTGCTTGAATCTGGGTTAAACTCTTGCAGATAATTTACATCTTTTTGTTGTAAGAAAATTTTAGAGCTACTGTTTGTTACATCTAAACTAAAAGCTGCTAAAAAATCAGAGGGCATTTGTAAAAATTGATTACCTGAAGTTAACGATCCAGTAGCGTTTTTACGAAAAAACTCTAAATCAACGGTGGTGAAAATTCTTTGCTCGGCCGCTTTGATAAAGTCAGATAAATGGGCTACAAAAGAGGTTTCTTGGTTCTCTGTGTAATCTTTAATAGCTGTTTTTAATTCTGTGTATGTAAAGCTCATGGTGTATTCGCTTGCCAACCCATTCCACTATGATTCGTACAATAGTAATACAACGTCGGAGCTCCAGAAGCTACTGTTATTTGAGTATACGCTCCTGCAGATCCAGGAGTTCCGCTTGTGGTAACTCCTGTTGTGTATTGTGAGCCACCGCCATGTGTACCATTTGCAGTTGTGCTAAACCTTAGAGGATGACCTGAATTAGAAGAATCACTTTGATCAAACTTGTAAGTGCTACCCTCAGATAAACTCAACAGTACATCCGAAGTAGCAGTAGATCCATTAATTGCAAATTTATTAGCAGATCCAACATTATAGTATGGGTGATTTAGAGGATTACCACCAACCACCGTAACTGTATATGTTGCAGCTATTGTTACTCCCCCAGTTCCAGAGGCCGTAACAGTCCCTACTGCACCTGTGCCAGCAACACCTGTAACTGTTGAAGTAATTGGGGTTATGACATCCCCACCAAAAGTAACTGTCCCCACTGATGTAAGCAGAATAGGCAAAGACGGTTCTAATGAAAACGTATCCCCATTCACCACCGGAAAAGTAATAGTCACACTAAGAACTTCTTTTATATCAGGACGAGGTTCATGCAAAACTTGTGGTTCGTAAGGAACAGAGCTTGGCTCTAGTTGCGGGTGTTTTGGTTCAAAACAATCAGGACAAGTTTTTAAACCTGTCCACTCTTTTCTAAGTTTGGGATAACGGTATCTTTGACCACATCTATCGCAAATAGCAAGGGATCTTTTACCTGTAGCATATCTCATGATATAAACGTGTAGTAATCTCTACTCGGAGTTAAACTCAAAGTAGCCCTATCACGGTCCTCAGAAGCTGCTCGTTCAAATTCTTCCTCATACACTGCTTTTAAAATTTGCACTCTTTCAGGTGCTTTCTTTAAAGCTATGTAATAAGCAAGCCCCGCAGCCAAACAAGGATAAAATCTAAAAGGAACATCTAAAGTATTTAATGAGCTATCCGCATCATCCATACGAACTAATCTATCAAAAACTAAAGTATAGGTATCCACGCTATCAGGGGTAGGCCACAATTTCACAATCGGGTTTATTTGCCTATCAACATAAAATTGAGTTGGTCTGCCTGTTGTGTTTTTATTTGTGATACTTAGATATGCGTCCCTGCTAATTCTTGTTAAAGAAATATCTGACTGAGTTGAATCACTACCAGTTCTTATAACTGCACTAAGTATATCAATAGTATCAGCCCCAAGAGTATAGTTAGCTGTCCCTGATGTTAAAGTAGTGCTGGTTTGTGTCATAGTCCAACGATTTAAGCCCCTGTTAGCCCAATCAGCTAACATAAGATTTAATGAACGTGTGGCTGTTTTAAGATCGTATCCAGTACGAATCTCTAAGCCACAACGCTCATAAGCCTCCTCGACGTAATCAGCTACGTCGAGCTCAAAATCATTTGAACCTGAAACAGCCATTTAGCTATGTGGTCCTCTAATCATTTTGCCGCCAGCAGACCCGCCTTTAGACATCATTTTGCGCTTGCCGCCCATTGCGCCGCCCTTGGACTTCATCATACGTTTGCCGCCCATTGCGCCACCTTTGGACTTCATCATACGTTTCTTGCCGCCCATAGCACCGCCCTTGGACTTCATCATACGCTTGCCGCCTTTGGCATTACCCTTTTTCTTCATCGCCATTGCCTTCTTCCTCTTCAGCATAAAGATTGTCGAATATCTGATTTACATCCATTGTATAGTCTAAATCAGATTTTGAATAGTGTATGTGTTGAGA